TGCATTGTCGTTTCTTCCTCTCGATAGCCTCTCTCGAGGTTCTCGACCCAAGCCAAAATCGGCCAAGGGGAAGCAGACTAGACCTTGATTATATCCAAGGCCCTAGGTCTTCCCACCGTCGGACAACAGCTTTTTCACTTTCTGTTTGACTCGGCGTCTGAGCGGTGTCTTGTTACCAAGACTAAGCTCCTTGCTGCGTGCCTTCAGTCTTGCAAGCAAGACTGCATGATCGTCGGAGTGATATGCCACTGGTATGTCAGCCAAGAACCGGGTGATGTAACCTTCTACACCGTGCCCGGCTATGACAGGATTAGCCTCGTCAAAGTTAACGACGAAGCCCCCGTCCCCGTAACCTTCTGAGATCAGGCAAGCTTTTTTAACCTGCCTTCGAAGGAATCGCCACACTGACACGAAACGCGCGTCGCAAGCTGTGAAACCTTGCAGCTTACTCACGCGTCGAATGTTGTTGGCGGCGAGATACGTCTTGGATTCTCCTATGATCAGCTCTTTAAGGAAGAACGGCTTGCAGCTAAGTCCATTGAACCAATGGGCTCCGCAGCTCTCCCGAAACATACCAGAGTTGTAGCTTTTCTGGGTGTTCACGGTAAAGCCGTAGAACTTGCAGGTATCAACAAACAGCTGATAGGCATCCACAGGGATAATAACATCGTCCCCGTAAACACTCACCTTCTCCGTCGGCACACGCAAATGAACACAACAAGCGTGCGCGATGGCGAAAAAGATGAGTGACTCCAGTTCGAAAGTGAATCCGTTCCCCATACTGGAGAACTTTTCGTACAAGAATTGATGCTTTTTCAGAACGCCAAACTTTGATCTGGTAATGTCCATGACATCATACCAGCCACTAGGAAGGAGTTCCCTAACGACTGAATCCGATATCGTGTCACTAGCAGCAGAGAAGTCTACCGTCGCCAATTCACCGGTGACGCTCCCCTCTCTCGAGAGGTCTTGATTTCTCTTCTGTGAGTCCAAATCAACGCCAACCCATCGAAGCCTACGACGGATCATTTGACCTATGCCTTTCTGGAACCAGAGATTCAAACCTGGCTCCACAGCAATGGTACGATCCGTTTTCGAATTCTTAGGCACGGTGATGACCTCATTCCCTTCTTGAATCTGCCTTGTTGACAGGTCCCAGGTAGGGTAGGCGACAGCGTAAAGATCGCCCATGAGAGCATCGAGTGGACGCGTTGTTCCGTTTTCACAACGAAACTTATTGACCGGGCTAGTGTCGACTCCCTTGATAGAGAGTGTAACACCTGGCCCCCAGTCAGAAGAATCTACCAGTTCGTCCGGGACAAATCTTACCAGAATGGATTCGATTTTCTGCTGAATTGCAACATGCAATTTAGCCCCCACCGCACTGTTTACTGTGTGATGGTGGAATCCACGACGGTTAATCGCCCCGCATTCCTTCTCGGCAACCTTGAACTTATCTAGGGCAACGGCTTTCAAGTCAATTTTAGTAGACAAGAAGTCAGCCTTCGACAGAAACTTGGTTGCTAAGTAGGCGTCTCTAAAGCCCTGAGGATCGATGTATTGATCTGGGTTAAATTCCAACTCTACCAACTGGCGGTGTTCGTTGTTGCTGAACATCAACCAGCAGGCAAGAGATCTCGGGCAGTCAAGCGACTCGTAGTAGAGTTCGACGACCTTTGTCGTCATACCGTGAGGTTGTTTCACAGCGCACTCCTTCAGCTAAAGCTGCAGGTGAATGGACCTGGTAATTACCAGGCTGAGCTTACTCGGTCAGTACACCGATTCGAGTTTGCCGATCGCGTCGACGAAGAAGACTTCCTGATTCATGATATAAATCAGGTCGCCAACCAGTCCTTCCCGGAGAGCTTGCGTTGCCCGCTTAGGGAACACAAACTCAACGTTCGCCAGACACTCCCCGATCTTCAGGGTGGTG